AATGGCAAGAAAGGTAGTTAGTAGTTTTATAGCAAAGCCTAAAGTAAAGCGCAGAAAACACTCTAAAAACGCTTCTAAAGGGCAGAAGGGCTATAAGAAAAAGTACAGAGGGCAGGGCAGATGATTCAGAAGGACTTAACATTGTCAGTAGGTAATATAATATGGATAGTAGGAATAATCTTTACAATGGGCGTAGCGTATAGCCAAATAGCACAGCTAGAAGAAGACTTAGTAGTATTAGAAAATAGACTAGAAAAAAAGATAAAAATACTAAACGAAAACGAAGACCGTATAGTAGAAATAGAAAAGGAGTTAGCAACAATTAAAAGCTGTAATAATGATCGATAAAATAAAGGCAGTAGTTTGTATTTTATTATACTACGCTACATTCAAGAAAGTTTGTTTTGGTAAATGTGAATACTGTAAGCTGTAATGGAAGAAGTATTAAAATTAGTAGAAACGTACGGCATAACGTTAGTTTTGTTGTTAGGTAGCTGTTACGCACTTTACAAGTTTTTCGTTTTTTCTATATACGAGGTTAAAGGTCAGTTTTCAAAATACCACGAAAATAACGCTAAAGATATGCAGTATATCAAAAGCAAAATAGATACTATTTTAGAATTTATTAAACAAAAAAAGTAATGCTTAACTACTTTAATTTTGAGGAGTTTGACAGCCCAGACGAAATAGGTAGCGGACTACCAAAAACGCAAGGCGGTAAAATGGACTTAGGCTTTTTACATAAGCTAGACGAAGCGCGTATGTTAGCGGACACGCCCTTTAGAATTACAAGCGGTTATAGAACAACTGAACACAACGCAAAGGTCGGCGGACGCGTAGGCAGTAGCCACTTAAAAGGCTGCGCTGTAGACATAGCAGTAAACAATAGCGCACAGCGTAGCGCAATAATACAGGGCTTAATAAAAGCAGGCTTTACGCGTATAGGTATAGCTAAGACTTTTATACACGCAGACACAGACGAAAATAAACCTAGCGCAATATGGCTTTACCAATAGGCAATATAATTAAAGAACTATTTAGCGGTGGCGTTACTGATCTAGTAGACGAAGTAGTAACTAGCAAAGAAGAAGCACAGGAGTTAAAGATACGCTTAACAGAAGTAGAAAATAAACTAACCGAAACTATAGAACAAGAAGTTAGTAAAAGGTGGGTAGCAGATATGCAAAGCGACAGCTACCTATCTAAAAACATTAGACCTATGGTACTAGCGTTTCTAGTAGTATCTACTATAGTTATGGTATTTATAGATAGCGGTAAGCTAGAATTTGAAGTTAAAGACACTTGGGTAGACTTATTACAGATAGTATTAATAACTGTAATAGGTGCTTACTTCGGTAGTCGCGGACTTGAAAAGGTTAAAGGTGGGAAACAATAGATACAGACTAAAAGCAGACGAAGAAGCCTTACTACTTAACTATCGTAAGCACAAAGAAAGTAACGTGCTAGTAATAGGCGACCTACACGAGCCG